TTCTGGTGTATGTTCTGCACCTGATGCCAACTCAATACATCTTGCCGCATTCTTACTACCACCGTTTATAATTCTCTCAATTGATTCTGTTCTTTCAATAGCCAGTTTGCCAATGTCTCTGTTTTTCTTTGTAAACCTTTTGTCTAGGTCTTGTAAATCTTTTTTGAATGTGTTGATCAACACATTAAGTTTCTTGTTGCTTTCTAGTATTGCAGTGAAGTCTTCCTTCTGCTGTTCCAATACTTTGTTTTGTTCTGTGATCGCAGTTTCTAGTTTGTGCTGATTTGCCTTCAGTATAGCATTGTCAGATCGCAGTTTCATCACATACATACCTGCACCCGCGATGCCGGTAATCAAAAGTACAGCGAAAATCATCTTAATGCTCGAAAACATAATAGTAGTATTTATTGATTAAAAATAGTCTTGTCTAGTGCCTTTACGTTTTGTATCTAGTGTGACGCAATGAAAGCCTCCTGCTAGTGCTTTGGCGTGCCTCATTTCTAGCCCAATAGTTTGGATTCCGTGTTGCTCTAGCGTCCTTCTTAAATTTGTTTGATTTTTGTCACATATAACTAGTTCTTCATTAACACTAAAAAAGTTCAAACCTATGTAAGGCGATGTAGTAGTGACTCCGTTTGGCAATGAACAACCAACATCGACAATCTGATCTCCGGGGAAGTATATCTTGTCCCACTTCTCAAATATTTTTGGATATTTATTAGGGTTCAATCGGTCACCGTTAAACAGTACAAGTCCTGGACGTAGTGGCAAAACTGTGCTGTCAAAATGGGCAAATGCGTAAAATTTATCTGCCATGTGTATTCTGTAACCCCTTGGTTCTAGTATGGTCTTTAACCACTTGGCACCTAGTTCTGTTCCAGAGTTGCTGACTTGAAACAATAGGTCATTTCCTAGCCTGACCATGTTTGGAGAATCAAACACTATTTCTAAATTTCGTGTTGTGGGTTTTTTCAGATTTTTGGTCTGGTATATCTCATCTAGCAACCTAGGTTTTGGTGCTGATATCCATTCTGTGCCGTTCTCCATCGCTTCGTATAGAAAATCTCTGTATGCTCTTGTCTCAAAATATCTGCTTCTCATTGGTGACGGACAGTCTATTATGAGATTATCTAAAGGTAGCAACAGGTCTCTGCATGAATAAGTTTGATATCCTGTGGTCTCCCAGTCGGGTGTGCTAAAGGGTTTTGCGAGATCCTGCGGAACAGGCCGCCTAACTTTAACTCCTAATCCTTTAAGTGTGTCGGCAAGTATGTCAAGGTCCTCATTAGACTCGTCTATTATTCTTTGATCTATTGGTCCTGCTAGATCTTTTATGTCTTCGTATTTCTCAGTTGTGAAAGTGAACGAACGAGTGCAACTGTCAATTGGAGGAAATCTAGCATTGGTGGCTATTCCAACAAAACATTCTTCCAATGGATCCCAATCGTTGTGTGAAGATACTGTCATAATAATATTTAATATGGAATATAATAATTAAAATATTCTTTGATTTTTTCCACATCCTTCTTTATCTTAACTACTATTAATTCGTTTGCAAAAATAATTATTACATTTTTGGCAAGTGCTTTATCGATCAATTCGTTTCTTCTTGCAACAGAATCAGGAAGACTGTAAATACTATTCATTACTATGCCAGTGGGTTGTTGATCTATGTAGTGTTCTAGTATTGGCATCCAGTGCAAATGTTCATTCTCAAATTGATATCCTGCGTGATGTATATTGTTATTTTCACAAAATTTATCAATTACGCTTCTTTGATAGTTTATAGGAATTTTTTTATCAAACTTGGTATTATTTCCAACATAAGAAATATATCTACCTTCTGGTAACTTTTCCGTTTTGTTGTAGTCTCCCGGTAGCTTGAAAAAACCGCCCGGTAGTCTCCTCCCATGCGGCAATCCTTTAGGTAAAAGATGCCAATCGATTGCAAGTCTTGTTTGACCTGTTGTGTTGTTTACGTTGCCATGTAAATGTTCTTGATGAAAAAGATGTGCCTGTCCAGGTTCAAGCTCTACAGGTCTTGCCTCTTTCATACACAATTCTTCAAACTGTTCTTGTGTAAGGCAATTTTCTATCGTTTCTTTGCATATATGTTTACTTTCATTATGGTCGACCACATACATCGAATTAGTGTCATATGCTGATGTAAGCGGCATCCATATTGTCCTCATTCCCGTTCCGTTGTTATACCACGCACCTTGATGGAATGGTAGTCTACGATGTTTCTTTGCTTGATCTGGCATCACTAGGTTTAAAGTGGGTTGTCTTTTAATAAGGTATTCGTCTGTCCCGATCAACGACTGCCCGTATTCTTTGGCAAAGTCTTCAAACTTCTTTTGATAATGTAGATCTAAAAATGATTTTTGCACATGGTCACATACTTTCATTGCTTGTTCCGGAGAGATTAACTCATGTATTTTAGAAAGTTCATTAACATCTGGATGTAGTTCTCTGACTGTATCTTTAATCCATTCATGCCATGGAAATTTTACTAGGTCATAGTTCAGTGTTTTATTTTGCCAATTCTCAATCATCCATTCTTCCGTCCCATACTCTGCTGAAGCACAGTCTTGCCATAACATCGTCTTGCCTTCTTTTGTATTGGGTATGTTTTTGTTTTTTGTCTAATCCAAATATAACACATTTTGAAGGTGTGAGATCTAATTCTTTGCAGTACTGTTGCTGTTTTGGCAGGTACTTTTTATAAATGTAATCTGCAGGGAATCTATCCATTAGTTGTGTTGCCACGTAGCAATTCTGTAAATTGATATAGTTGTAACCGTCTTCGTTAATAACATACAGCTGATCCTCAAATTTCGTCTTCTGTAATCTTATCCCTATGCGATTCAACTCAACAGGAAACGTTTTTGACAGACTGCTTGTAACATATTCTATGCAGGGATGGTCTAGATTTATTTCTAAACCATTGGAAATGTTCAAGTATGCCATGTCCAGCAACACAGGGACAGATTTCTCATCACACTCATTTAAAATATTTTCTAGGTTATCTGGCACATCACCGGTCTGTGCGAAAGGAACGCTTATTATCAATACATCTCCTTCTTGAATTTTGTCATCGTCCAACCAAGCAAAGTTATCACCATACCACAATTTCTGCATCATGGAATGATAGAAGTAATCGCCTTTCTTTATCCTCAATCTTTTAGCATTCCTATACCTTACATAGAATTGGGAGAACGATTCTGTTGTTCCATGGGTATAACAGATTTGATCATATTGCTCATAGCCATTTACATTATGTGACGAAAACATCCACTCTTTGAATTTTTTGAAGTAATCGTTCTTGATTTGATCAGGATTTAATAACTTTTCATCTCTGATGTACTTTCTTATGGCGTCGTTTTTGACTTGCACAGTCTCTTCATCATGTATACTGTATGCTCCACCAAACGGTTTTTTCTTTAAATCTTTGATTCCGGTAGTGACCATGAAAATATTTATTGAGTACGCATACCCTATAAATATTTTAATGAAAGTATTCCTTACTGGGTCTTCGGGTTTCCTAGGACAACATATCACAAAAGAACTGCAAAGCACATATGAAATATATCACATGAGCAGTGATCTCAAAGACCACAAAGCAGTTAATGAAGAATTATTACAAGCCAATCCAGATTATATAATGCACCTAGGAGCCAGGACCGAGGTCGGTAAAAGTTTTGCTGAACAAGTGGAATTCAGCCATGTCAATTACACTGGCTCTGTGAACCTAATCGAGAACGCATCAGCGTTGAAAAATCTTAAAAATTTTATATTTGCAAGTACTATGGAAGTATATGGATGGCAACCAATCTCAGACGAAATTGAAAAAAACGGTAAACCGGAACACAACGAAGTGTTTGATGAAAACACGCCACCTAATCCCAATGCACCATATGCCGTGGCAAAGTACGGTGTAGAGAAATATCTACAGTATGCAAATAGATCGCTAGGATTGCCTTTCACAGCACTAAGGCAGACTAATGCATATGGAAGAACGGACAATGACTATTTTGTAACCGAACAAATTGTAACACAAATGTTGAAAAAACAAGATACTATACAACTAGGTTATGCCGAGCCATACAGGAATTTTATCTATGTGACTGATGTCATAGATGCATGGAGAGAGGTACTGATTCATAGTGATAAGTGTAACGATGGAAAAATATTCACAATAGGTCCTAACAATCCTATACAGATTAAAGAGTTTGTAAAATTCATTGCTGATAAGATAGGGTGGGAAGGGAATGTGATGTGGGACACCAAAGAACACAGACCCGGTGAAATATATTGGTTAAATTCAGACAGTAAACTTATAGAAGACACAATAGGGTGGAAACCCAAAATATCCCTTTCCGAAGGTATAGAAAAAACAATAGATATCTGGACCAAGGAATATGCTAGATAAACTCCAACAACATTGGGATAACAAGACTCTCAATTACGATTTGACAAAATATAATTTTAGAGAATGGGCTATTGGTGTAATACAAGAAAAATTTCCTGAAGTTATCGAACTAGAGCAAATACATAACGTTCTTTCAACAAATGAGATAGTTCAATTACAGATGCATGTACAGAATGCCTGTTCTCGTAAAGACTTTATGAAACTGTTTGACGCTTTCGTGGAGGAATATATTCCATCGAAGATTGAAAACAAAAAATATATGATTCAAAGACAAGGCACACTACGAGTTGTCATACCCCAGCAGGCAAAAGCAGGAAGAAGATTACAGTTCCATCAAGGAGTTTTTGTAGGGAATGGTAGAGGGTGTAGGACAATATGGACTCCATTGACCAAGACAGAAAAAACAAACACTATGTGGATTATGGATCTTGAGAAAAGTCGTGAGGTGACAAAACAGTTCCTTGAAGAGAAATGGACTTTAGACAAGTTTGAAGATGTGTGCATGAAAAATGCGTGGCCCGTAAACTTGGAACCGGGACAAAGTCATTTATTTTTCCAGGAACATATCCACGGAAATGTAAACAATGAAGAAAATTATACAAGGGTCAGTATAGACATGCGTGTCATGATAGAAGGTGAGGAATTTGGTAGGAGGCTTCCAGGAGGCTTTGTGAGAATGCCTGGAGATCACAAGGCAGATGAAAGTTTTGACTATGCAGATAAACATTTCATAACATACGCAGGATGGTCCAGTGACTTCAGTAGGCATATCCCCTTACCAATGCAGAGGGCCACGATTGAAAAATATTGTGAGCGATTCAATATAAAGTACTCTAGCTATGAGTTTGAAAACGAACATTGTGATTGGCAACCAGCATTAGAACATTACATCAAACAAAAACCTAATGGTATAGTGCTTTGTAGCATGTACAGTATCACAGACGACGTTCAAAGACGTAACGAGCTGTTTAATTTAGCACTAGAAAACAATGTTGAATTACATTTTGCTAACGAACTGTGTTTTTTAAAAAGCAAACAAGACTTAGAACAGATTAACTCTTATATGAATTTTGCAGTCTTAAAAAAAGGTAAACACTCGTGGGAAAAACATTAAAGCAAATAGATTTAGATTTTGATTATTCTATATTCCTGAAAGATAAACATGCCGACGAATGGTCTGTGTTGCCTTATTACAAACGCATAGAATCAGAACCTTTGCCAGATACATATATTGAAAACAACACACAAATAAATCAAATATTTTGGAGCAAAGATGAAGTTGATTTTGACAAAATAGGAAATGCTTTAGGAATGACAGTCTTTACTGTTGCAACTATTAAACAGATGCCCGGCAACATATTGCCATGGCACAGTGATAACTTTTACAAGATTGCTGAACAATACCCTGACGTAGACAAAGCAAAGATCGTCAGAGCCAATTTGTTTATGGAAGATTGGAAAATAGGACACGTGCTACAAATAGAACAAAATGTTATAGCAAATTGGAAAAAAGGCACTGGATACATGTGGTCTTCGGGAGTTTATCACCTAAGTGGAAACCTAGGGCTTGAGGACAAATATACTTTGCAGGTAAGTGGATTATTATTGGATTAGTCCAGGCTTGTAAACAGTTTTGCCATTTTCCTTCATGGCAGTGAGTACACTTTTTCTATTTCCTTCTGTTTTGTAGGAAACATGCACCCAACCCGAGTCAGGTATTCCTGGAGTGTAGAATTCTAAAATTAGTTGATCGAAGTCTAAATTATCTTCAATCCATTTGGCAACATCATAATTGCCTTTCCCTGGACACTCTATGTC